AATACTCGTTGTTTTTCAGATAATGTTCCATATATCGAATTAAAGCTTTCCACAAAAGATTTATATACAACATTATCAATTGGTTTCATATTTTTGCTTTCGTCTTCAGCTTTAGAAGCAATTAAACTATCAATTATTTTCTGTTCTAGAATGATACGTTGTTTAACCGGCTGTTCTTCATAATTAAATAATTGAAATATTGTTGCAAGATTTTTATAATTTGGTACAAAATTAGAAAATACTTTTTTTGATAATTTTTTGTTAATTTTTTCTATCAATTGGCTTTGAGATTCATATATTTTTTTCTTATTCAAATTGGAAAAAGCTTGTTTAACTTCAAAAAGCATTTTTTCGGCAACGTATAATTTTAATTTAGATGTTTCTGAAAGAGTTCTGTATAGTTCTAATTCTTTAGCTAATATTTTCTTCTTTGAAAAAAATTCTTTGATGATTAAAAGAATTTCTTTTTTTCTTTCCAAATTTTGTTCAAAAATAGTCTTAGTTAATTCACGTACAAGCGCTTCATATAAAAGTGCTGTATTTCTCTTTTTATTATGTTTGAGTTTCATCATTTTTTTCTTTGGACTCCAACTCGGTTAGTAGGCGTTTAATATCGCCATTTATTTGTAAAACTTTATCTTCTTGTTCTTTATAATTAGTCTTCTTTTCCTCATAAATCCCCTTAGCTAAAGAAGATAATTCACCATAGCCCTTGTAAATATTTCTTTTCGTATTTTTACCCACTTCAGACGCATACTGACTTTTATAACTTCTTGTACGAGCGCCAGCACTTCTACGGTCTACCACTTTGGGTGTATACCAACTTTTTGAACGAGAAGTGGTGGTTTGTACTTTCCCGTTTTTTCCTTTTCTCTGTAATTTGTACCAATCCTCTTCGTCTCTTTTGCCAGGTGTTGCTAGGAGAACACCCTCTTCTTCGCCCGGTTCTTCTTCAGGGAATTCTTCTTCTGGGAATTCTTCTCCAGCGCCCAACTCTTCACCTCCTAATTCGGCACCTAACTCTTCACCCCCTAGTTCACCACCAATTAAACCACCTTCTGTGCCTTCTTCTGCACCAACAGCATCAAGCTGAGAGTCAATAATTCTATCATGAAACATCTCTCTTTGATTTCGAACAAACTCTTCATCTGAAATATTGAAGAGATTCTTCACTATCCACCTTCTACTAAAGAAGCCATCGGCAGCTGCAGTAGCAGTATCAAATTTAGCCTTCCAATGTTCCAACTCTTGTATTTCAGCAATTCTAGATGGATTACTTAAGCTCAATTTAAAAGAAACTAAATCGCCGCCGCGATAACCTAGAGTAAATAAATGAATAATTCCAATTTTTTCCAATTCAGTTATAACCGATCTTTGTAATCTTTGAATTGTTCTAGCAAAACGAATATCTTTCTGTGCTAAAGTTGTTTTATCTTCTTCTCCACCCTCACCTCTAAAAAGATATGATTGAGGTACTTTTAAAGCAGCAAATAATTTATCTTTCAGGTATTTAACGTCGTCAATATCGCCAGTATAAGAGCCGCCGGGAAGAGAAATAATTTCTGATGCTGTGCCCGGGCGAACTGGAATAAAGTAATCTTCATCAACACTTAATGGATTATAGCGCAAATCAACTCGACCAGTATCTGAATCAACAACTTGATTTCTTTTCATTTGCGTCATAACTTTTTGCATATATTGTTCAACTTCGTGCGGAGGAATATTACCAACATCAATTTTGAATACTCTTCGTTCAGGCGAGCGCACAATTCGATAAGCCATCATCGCGTCTTCTAGTAAAGAAAGCTGTCTCCAAATTCTTCTAGATGGTTCTAAAACTGATGTACCATATGGAGCATATTTATCATTTCCCAATACTCTAAAATGCGCAACTTGCCAGTTTTCTAACGTTAATCCAGCAGTATTCCATTGATATTGAAAATAATTAGGATTAGTTTCATCTTCACCTTCAAGCCTTTCTACTTCTTTTGTTGGCATGCCAATTAAATTTTGCACACCCTCTTTAGCATCGAGATCAATATATAGAAAATAATCACCATATTTGCACATTGTACGACACCAACCAAACAAATTATGTTCCACATTCATTACATTATGAAAAAGAGAATTTAATATAGTTTTTATTTCTTCATTAGGGCACTGAATTTTTAAGAGAGGCTGCAAATCGGAAGATGTTGTCATTTCGTCGGCATAAATATCCAATGCTGATGCGATAATTGGTTCATATTCCATTTGATCAAAATCAATGTAACGATGCGAACGATTATGAGCTGCCATAATATTGGAGCCCAAATCCATTACAGGATTATAGTGTGATTTTTTAAATTGTTTCCCAGAAGCAGATGTAAATCTGGAAGAATATTTATCTAGCTGCTTTCTTTTATTTTGATGAATTGCCCTAGCGCGATAATTAATGATCGGTCCAGAAAAAAGTCTGGTTAATCTTTTAAATAAAGGAGATTCGGGATTTCTTGTATTCTTGTCTTGATCAGCCATTCTTGTTTATCCTTTGAGGAGCCATATAAATTCTTTTTGTTGTTCGATTATATCACTCCCGTGTATATCTTTATAGCCCGACATACCAGCAATTGAAGTATTTATTTCTGTATTAGATTTCGACATAACATCCAAAAATACTTTGGAATACTATATATCCCTTTTGTTAACTTCGAGAGCAGTATCCTTAACCCAACATCCTATACTAAAAGACATGACTAAATCATCATTATACATTCGCATAGCTTGTGGACGTCCATTCATCCATACAAAAGTTTCTAGTTCATTATAAAGTCTGGATGAATATGTTGTAACTAGTTTATTTCTAATGAACTCTTCCATTTTAGCAACAATAAGAGGGCGCGTTTTTGAAGAAGTTGTAAAACCAGCAACAGATCCATTTCTCGCTTCAGCAGTTAAACTATCGACGTATTCATGAGTTGACTTAATAGAATAATAAATATTGGGATAATTTGTATCTTTTAATTTTTCTAATACAGCAAAACCTACAGAATTATTTTCAACGACATAATAATATTAATGAAAACATATCTGGCGCAACTCTAGATTGATATTCTGCTATAATTTCCATGGTCTCTAACTTGAAAACATGAAATACAGAATAATCTTTACCGTCGCCCCTTGCCACGTCTGCTGAAATCAAATAAGAAAAATTTGGATCATATTTTTCCCAAATCCAAAAATTTCTATCTGGACCGGTTCTATAAACTGGATCTTTTAAGCCGTCTTTTATTCGCTGCATATCTTTTGGATGTATAACTGTTTCACCAGACATATTAAAATTACACTCGTATTCTTGTGCAATTTGTCGTCTAGACATATTTTTTGTTTCTTCTTCGAACCATTCTTGGTCTCTATCAGGATGTACATACCATTTTAACATTGTTGGGAAAAAATCATTTTTTCCAGTAATAGAATCTACATATGATTGATGGAACCAATTTCCGACGCCATTAGGAGTTGAAAGAGCAATACATCTACCTCCTGTTGAAAGAGTAGGGTATAAGCCAGTCCATAATTCTTCCAAGCCTTCAACGTGGCCGGCCTCGTCAATAACCAAGAGAGACAATGATTCTGAACGACCGGCATCAACACTGGTGGTTGAAGCTTTTATCTGTGATGCATTTGATAACTCAAACGAAGTTCTGTTATCAATTGTTATATTAGCTATTTTTAACCAATCTGGTATATTTTTCATAATGGCTTTTACTTTTTTCACCAAATTGGCAGCTGTTTGAAATTTAGTAGCCATAACTAAAATATTTTTTTCTCGATGAAATAACATCATCCAAGAAACATATGCAGCAGTAATGGTGGATATCCCCAATTGACGCGCTTTCAATATTATATTAAAACGATAATCATTATAATCTTGAATTAATTGAGATTGAAAATCATAAGTTTTGAAAGGAATCAAACCCTTAATCGGGTGAGAAATTTTTGCGTAGTTATTGATGAAATAGTCAGCATCTTTGCCACACTTTACTATTTCTTTTAATATTTCTTTTTTTGAAAGTTGAAAAGACATATTTTTTCATTTCTCTTAGTTTTTAGCCGTCATATTTTTAGGCTTTTTGGCACCAGGATATTTATCTTTACCCAACTGGATACTTCTTCCACTTCTTTTAAGCCACCAATCTTATAAATTGCGGTTGCCTGCACCCAAGTTCTTACTTGAGAAGTTTTTTGTACCAAAACATCTACATCACCTTCCATAGTGAGAGTAAGAGCATTACCGGTAATCTTTTTATATTCTTTTTTCAAATAAGAAACAACTTTTTTTATCATACCAGCAATTTCATTTTCGAAACCATTGGCCGCTACATCTTTTAAAAGCACATCAGCTTGATATTTGATAAATAATTTATTTCCATGAAAAGAAACACCAAAGCCATCCATTGTTCTGCTATCAAAAACCATGTGTCCCTCTTCTCTTTTTAAACCAATTTTAAGTGGTTCACCTTTATCATCCAAAGCTCCATCATAAGCATTAGCAGCTGCTTGTTGTATTGCTTGTACGATTTCATACGTTGTTGCCATTATTTTTCTCCTTTAAAATTTGGACGCCAACCATTAAGCCATCTTTCTTCTCTGTGTTCAACCCACTGCACATAACAATTAAAACAGCATTCAAATTTATTCATATAAAGATCATCTCTAAAGCTAAAAGAATAAATATCACAAACTGGGCAATTTCTTTTGCTTTCTCTATTAATTAGTTTTTTCGAAATGAAAAACCCATCTTTTTCGATACGTTCTACATTCTCTTTCTTTTTCAAACTATTTTTATACATTTCTTTTAACTGTTGCAAATAATTCTTTTCTTTTTCATCATCCCATTCTGCTTTTGGGTGTTGAATTGTTTTTATACCATATTTTTCTGCTATGGCTTTTTCTACTTTAATTACATAATCTTGATCTTTTTTCATTTTTAGCTGCCGATACCCATAACATTAGCAACATCATCTGTTTTGACACCATTAATGTTGGGAATTATTTCTTCATAACAACCCATATCGTGATTTGTCATAGTGCTAACATCGTCGATCTTGTGATTAAATGTCCATCCTCTTTCATAACCAGTGAGATCAAGGCCAATCGAGGAACTTGCACCGGGTGTTATACAAGGTGATGTTGCTTGTATTGTATAGTTACGAACGTCTTCGTCTATATCGGTATATAAGGGATTTGTTGTTATATCGCCAGTACCAACTCCACTATAAATCTCAGATCCACTATTATTATAAGCACAATTATATGTATGAGTGCTAGCACGCAAGCCAGCTATAGATGAATTGGTATTTGTTACTATAGTGTATTCAACAGTTCCAGCAGAAGCAAAAATACCATAAGTTGTTCCATTATCGCTACCACAACTATCAACAGTACAATTCCTAATTACTGTACTACCCCCAGTTGTAGTTATTCCTCGGCCGCGAGTAACTTCATATATTAAAGTATTTTTAACAGTTATTGATCGTGTTGCACCATCAATGCCGGCTCCAGCGCCAGATGTACCAGTTATATTATAAATTGTACATCTATCGATTAATGAAGAATCTTTTAAGCCATCGATGCCATCTCCTGGGCTAATATCATAAATTGTACAATTTCTAACGGTGTATAGTCTTTGACCGCCATTACCTGTAATTCCGTTATCTGTATAATTTCTAATCGTAAATCCTTCTATCACCCAATCTGTAAAAGCTTTTATACATATCGTTGCATGAGCATCTTCTACGGCGGTTGTTCCATCAATTATGGGACTAAAACCCGTGCCAGCTTTTAAAGTAAGTCCGGTTTTAACCCTATTTAAGTTGTTCTCTTTATAAACCCCACTATCATTAACGATTACCGTATCACTATTGTTTGTTTGATCTAGGGCGTGCTGAATTGTCAAGAATGGACTACCACTACTACCATCGTTCGAATCACTTCCAGCTTTTGTAATATAATAAGTTGCCACTATTAAGACCTCTCAATCCATGTCGGATCTGGATTGAAATAAACCAAGACGTCATCGGCACCACCGATTTCTTTATCCTGAAGCGCGTAGCCGATGACTCTTACAAAATCTCCCGAACTAGTGGGCACAGTAAAAGTTAAGTGGCCGGCGGCGGCGGAGTAAACGTAAAGAGGTAATCCGGGGCTCGCATTAGAGCCGGGGACACCCAATATCTCTGTAGCGGGTATGTGTACTATACCGTTTAACAACATACCATTAGTTCTGGGAGACGTACCCATAGCAATACCCAAAAGTTGACTTCCTCCGGTAGCTACGGCGTCAGCTTGTGCGGCAATCCATATCCCAGTTGTATGCAAATAATAAATTTGACCCACAACTGTTGTTGGGTCTGTACCTGGATTGTATTTTATGATTGTTCCGTGTGCTTCTCCGTCGGCATCGTAAGCAGCGATAGCAAGAGGATCCGTGGTTAAAGCCAAAGCCTGTGTTATTCTAGGAGAGTCAATGGTTGCAAGTGTAGAGGCTTCAATATTAACAGTGGGTGCTGTGACCTGAATTATTGCATCGGCAACTATATCAAGTTGGGTGTCGGCAGACGAATAAATATATATGGCGGTATCTCGAAATTGAAGCTTCTCTGTAGTGGCCATTAAGATATCATCAGAGAACTGGAAGTAGTCCTCACCACCGGAGTCAACCCACGTCATCACGCCGTCATTGCCGTCGGTGTTATATGTCACAGCAACATCAGCAGCGCCGCCTTCTCCAAATTTAATGGCATCGCCCTGTAAATCAATCAATGTTGCGCCAGCTAATTCAATCGTTGGTGCAGTTAGTTCAAGTGTAACATCTGCGTCTATATCTAATTGACCATTAGTAGAAGAATTTATAAAAAGACCAGAATCTCTAAATTGTAGTTTAGTTGTTGCTCCAGTGCCAAGTAAAAAGTCAGTATCGTCCCAAGTCAGTGTAGACAATCCACCGAAACTTCCACCATTATTGTACTGTAACTGTGTATCGGAACCAGCAGGATTTCCAGCTACGGTGCCGCCAGACAAACCACGCTTCTCTACAGCTGTTTTGATAATAGATACAAGTCTACTATGGCTATATTTACCAATAGACATTATTTAAATTCCACC